TATTTCTTTATGCATTTCATTATTCAAATGGTTGATTACATCTTCAGCATAAAATGGATCTTCTTCAATTAAGTCTTGCCATAAATCCATAAATGAATCTAAAAATTTCCTTTTTAATGGTATACTAAGCATACCTTCAATACGCTCAGCTACGTCACGATCAATTCTAACTTCTTTTACATGACTTGGTTTTATTCCTAATTTAGAGGCAGCACTTTTAACTCCATCTCTAGGTTCTTCATCTTCACCTTCTTTAATACCTGCTTTTTCTTGAGATACTTCAATTGCTAAATCAACTGCTTCAGTATTTTCTTCCATTTTAGAAGCCATAAATTGTCCTACTGTTGGTTCAATATCCATACCTTGATCTCCCATTGTTGCTCTAATTTCAGCGTGAAAATCTCCAAAAAACATACTTGCTTCTTTAATAGCACCTTCTTCTAAGGCTTCAATAGCACTATATAAATGAGATGCCTCTCTATGGTAATTAACATCAGTATAATCTTCAGCTAATTTCTTTAGAAGTTCAATATCAGTATCAACCCCTGTTTTTAATCCTGTTTTTAACATCCCATCGTAATCAAAGTCTTTAGTCCAACCTGAACCTATTTGATATTCTTCGTAAATGTCCATTAAGTTATATTTACTCATATTTTATTTTTTAGCTTTTGGTTTTCTACCTCTACGTTTTTTACCTTTAACAGCATCAACTACGTCTTTAGCTTCTTTAACTACGTCTTTAACTTCCGCTTTTACAGCTTTAGCTCTACGTTTTACTTCAGCAGCTTTTTCTTTTACATCTTCAATAGTATCTTCTACTACATCAGGAATTAAATCACCATCGCGATCTGCAATTTTACCTTTCTTAATGTAATAAACTACAGCACCCGCTCCTAATAATATTACAACCAAAATAAATAACAATAATTTCATAATTTTATTTGTTTAAATGTTTATTATAAATATATAAAAATTAAGCTAAATTATATTTTTGCTTATATTTGTTAATAAATGAATTGCCAACCCCTACTTCAAGCCACTCAGCAATATTAGGTATACCTGGTATTTTTTTAGCTGATAGAACATAATCAATATTTTTATTAATTACCTTCATTTTGGTTTTAGCATTTGAGCGATTTGATGTTTTAAATACTACTACTGTACACATACCTTTAGAATACAAACGTTGATCAATTTGAGGTTTTGATTGTTTAGTTCCTTTAGCTTCCCAATGTTCTACTTTCCAAGGTCCATTTGTAAATTTACTTCTATCATAATGCCAAACTGATCTACTACCTAATTCAGGTTTAGTTGGTACCTCAAGAAATTCTTGAGTGTATTTTTGCCATGGAATTGCTTCTTGTTCTTTTGGTCTTCCTCTACTCATATTAAAATGTAAATTGTTTATCTTCGTATTTTAAAAATAATGCTAAAAATAATGACTTTTTTCTTGGTTTCCCAAGTTTAGTTAAAATAGGATCATTAAAACATAAACGTAAGGATTTAGTTTTTCTACCTGGGAGTGTATTATCTTTAATAAATTTATTTATTTCCTCTTTAGGGATATGTGTTACTCTTTTTTCATTAAAATGAATAATACTTAAGTAATCATATTTATTTGCTTTTACAGCATGTTTATAAGCAACATATGGAGTTTTAGTTTCATATGACATACTTTTTATTTCATATTTACTACCTTCCTTATCAGTAGCATCATATCCACTTTCATTACCAATATCTCCATTTTTTAACCAACCATAATGTTTCATTAAAACATATTCTCCAGCTCCACCTACATAGGTTGCTACTTGATTTACATCTAAAGATGCTAAAATTAAATTTGAGAAGGGTTTAAGCATTTCTCTTGTTTGTGATAACTTCATAATTTATTTATTTTAGATTTATAATCCTGCTCTCATTGCAAATTGCTTACCTCGAACATTCATTCGACCATCAAGCTCTTTATACTTGTTAGTAACTAATTCATCTCTTAATTGATTAAAGGTACAATCGTTAACAATCCATCCTCTAGAATGGATTTCTTTAAATCCAGCAGACATTGTTTGAACTCTAAATTGATTGTTTCTTTTCTTTGTTGTGTTTTTGACTTGAATATACATAACTCTTATTGGTTTTAACGTGATGCTTAACTGCATCAACATGGTAAATATATGAACTCTCTCCCGGGTATCAAAATTTCCCGCGCATTACTTTACTTTTTTTTCTAATTCTTTTATGTGTTTACAACGGTTATCAAACGCTCTCCATCTACCTGGACAATCACAATGGAATTTATCTGATTCTGGGTAATACATTGTTTTATACGTTTTATTTGCGTTGCTACTGCTAGTATGGGTCTCAATAATTGGTTCTTGTTTAACCTTTGGTTTTGGTTTGATCCATTTTATATCACTTAATTCAGTTTCAGGTAATACCTCCTGCCAAGTTGGGAGTAAATATTTTTTTCCACCTATATTAGCTAAACTAGGTGGATTGAGTTCGTGATGGTATTCATATTTGAATACTTTTACAGCAATAAAACTACCAAAACCTTTTGGGTTGATTCCAAAGGCTTTGCCTTTAGGCCAAGATACTATTCTTGATCTAATATTACCGTGTTTGTTGAGATTTGAAAATTCGTATAGCATAACCTTTATTTTATACGTGAATATACGTAAAATAATTATGGCAACCAAATTGGTTGCCATTTTTCTTATGTTTTATTTTTTTATAATACTTTTTCTTGTTCCTATGAGGTGTAGGAACTTTTAAAGCATCAAACCATTCATGCTGTGTGAGTTTTATTTTTTTTATCTTTGTCTGCATTTAAATCTAGTGTGAGGGCTAAACATAATCTTTTTAATTGCCCTGCATTATGTATTGCTAGGAAATCATCATCTGTTAAACCATTAAATAAGTCTATTGTTCTTACATCCATATCTTTGGTTATAAATATAAATTATACCCAGAAAATCGTTTCATATATGTAGTTATTTTTACCCCATTACCGTCTTTCCTAACTTTACCTGTTCTAAACCATTTCTTAACACTTCCTGCTCCCCCTAAATGGGCTGCGGCCAGCAATCCGGATTCTGTTACTAATACTCCATGTACATACTTGCCTTCATATTTAGCAATATACTTTTTAAGATACCTTTTATTAGTTTGAAGTAACTTGTACATTGCTTCCTCTTGTATTTTAGGTGAATTAAGAAATTCTTCTCTACTTATTTTAAACCCTAAACCCCTAAGTGTTTTTTTACCAAACTGATATCTACCCATATACCCAAAACGATTTACTATATCATATCTATTACCTGATTCTTTGAAACCAATTGCGTTTAAAAAATCATCATGTGAATTAGTTATTAATTCAATATGAGGTACCGTTAAGGGTATAATTTCAATACTATCTATACCTTTAATGGGTAATTCTATTATAGGATTGATTATTTTAGCTCTATAAGTTTTAAATGCTAATAAAGAAATTGATAATACTAATACTCCAATTTTAAGAAATGTTTTCATACTATTTAGATTTAAGATAATCTAGGGCACTAGTAATTTTGGCACATCTTTCATAATCCTCGTACCTTTCCATAGGTTCTAAATTTTGCTCTAATGTTTCTATCATGTCAGGACGTTCAATCATAATATCATATAAGATATCATCATCTTTTGTTCCTATAGAAACTACTGGTATTTGATTTATAGATGTTTTTAAATTTTTTAAGGCAGCATCCACTATTAAAGTAGATAATTTTTGGTTACCATAAGTAAAAATTTCTTCTAAATCATTTGTGGTTTCAAAAACCATTGTGTGTTCAAATTTCATAATTAAAAGTTTTTTAAGAAATCACCTTTGATTTTCTTATCATGTAATTTACGAAACTTTTCGTCGTTAGCCAAAGTTTTTGATGCAAGTTTTTCTAGATGTTTTGATTTTTGTTTATTATAATCCTTAACTATCTTATTATGTTTTTTATGTTTCATTAGATTCTACTTATGTATTGATTAGTATCATCATCATCACCATCTAAACCTAATTCTTTTAAACGTTGTAAATGGTAATCATCTACTTCCCATTCTACTTTTTCGCTTGTACCAAAATGTTCTTGTTTGGATTCTATCTGTTTTACATCTTTGGCATTAAAAACATCCCCTACATTTAAAAAATAGTGGTTGTAACATAATAACTGAACATTTTCTAAACTATAATTGTTACTATTACCATCTTGGAAGTGTAATAATAAAGGCATTTTATAATCAAGTACTCTACGTTCTTTAAATTTACAAATAGCACATTCCTCTGATAAATATCCTTGTTCTATTAAAGCATATTTAAGTTTATTTGGGTCAAATGAAGATGCAGCTATTCTACCCTCAATTATTTCTAACATATGGGGCATTTTTTTAGGCCCCTTTAAAAATTTAGGTATACCTTTACCACTTTGATTTTTATGTCCCTCAAATAAATTATATAATTTAGCGTATCTTTTATAGTGTTGGTATGACACATGAAGATAACGAGCGGCTGCCATATTAGATTTTGTTTTAGCTTGGGCAGCTACAATTTGTTCTTTAGATAAGGGTTTTGCTTGAGGCATTTATTTCTTTTTACTTTCAGTTTCAATACCAAAAGTAAGTTCTGGGTTGCCCTCTGGATTGATGTGTTTTAAATAGTCTTTTTCATCTAATATTAAAGTTTCAGTCCAAGTATGGTCCCCAGTACCAAAGGTCACAGGAACTCCTCTTTTAGCACCTACTTCTGAACAATTAACACAAAAGTTATACCCATATTTAGTTTTTCTCAATTCTGGGAAATCTTCACCACATTGAGGGCATGGAATCATTTTCATACTCATTTTTTATAATTTTATGGTATACATATCAAACTATAGCTCTTCCTTTCATTTTTTCCCAATCTCGATTTTTTCTAACTGAATCATTTGTTGATTGTACGGCATTTAGGACATTATCTACTGTTTCTAAATCATCTGCTAAACGTAACATTGCTGAAAGGTCTTTAGGGAAACAATGACCACCGTAACCAAAATCACCATCAGGTCCAGGTACTGCCCAATGTGATTTTCCTAATCTTTTATCAAAAGTTGAATATTCAATTACTTTATCATAATCTAGTTTTAACCCCTCACATATTTGATACATTTCATTAGCAAATGCTACTTTGGTAGCTAAAAAAGTATTTGTAAGATATTTTACCATTTCAGCATGAGTAGATCCAGTCTTTATAATATCAATATCAGGGAATATTTTTCTATATATGGTTTTTAATTTAGTAGTAGAATTTCTAGGTCCCCCTAAAATTACTCTATTTTGAGTGTTGAAATCCTCTACAGCATTTGCTTCAGTTAAAAATTCAGGGTTAAATATTACATCCATATTAGGATATAATGAGTTTATTTTAGCTGTAGTCCCAGGAGGTACTGTAGATTTAATAACTACTGTTTTACACTTAAAGGTTGTAAAAATTTCTTTTACTGTAGATTCAATTAAACTAGTATCACATCTACCTCTTCTATTCATAGGAGTAGGTAAACAAACAAATACTATATCTTGGCTCATGGCCTTAATTTTTGTAGAATTACTTTTATCTTCTATTATATCGTAAGTTTTTACTTCGAAATAATTTTTAAACTTTTGATAAATTGCATTACCTACAAATCCCTGTCCTATAATTCCTATCATAAATTAATTAAAGAGTTTTGGTATTCATTCATTTGGATTATATTAATTTTTAAATTACCAAGTTCAAAACTACCTGTTTCCCCATTATGTTGTATAATTTGAGAGAAACGTTGTATATTAGTAAAGTCTTCTTGGTTAAAGGATATAGGGTCTACTTCAACTAATATTTCATTATTTTTTTCATTGTCATAAGGTAAAACCCTTTTACTTAAATCATAAGTTGTATTATTTTTTTCCTTTTCAAAATAAGGAATTGATAATAAATTGTAATTACCTATATAAACATTTTCTCCCCAAGGTTCTAATAATTCTAATAATTGGGCATTACAATTAGTAATTATTATCCCCACACTATATTTAGGTGGAACAATAGGTACTAAAGTAGGATCATGCATTACAAAATGCCCCCATTTACGAATAAAGTTACGTGTTGATCTTTGGTTTTGTGCTAACCATTCTGGGCTATCTTCGTATATGTTTTTAGCTTTATCTAGGGTATTTCTTCTACTTCCTCTACAAGTCATATGATAAACAAACCCTTCCCAAGTTTGAATAAATTTTATCCCATTTAATTGAAAACGATTAAATATATCAGAATCTTCTTTAGATTGTGGGGCATATAAAGGATCATGTCCACCTATTTCTTGAAAATCTTTTCTATAAAAAGCCCAAGGAGCAAATATACCATTAGTAATTTTTTCTTCATTGGTGAATTCTTTTAATTTATCTAATAATTCTTGTTCTTTAAATTCTTCAGGTTCTACCCCACCATGCCATAGTACTTTTTCAGGCCCTTCAGGGTGTAGAGGTGGTTCAATTCGAGTTAAGGATACAATTACACCAGGTTTAATATGTTTTTCAATTGATGTTAATGCATTAGGACATAGGTACATATCAGCATGGTAAATCATAGCTATATCATTTGTAGCAACGTCATTTATTAGAGTATCATACAATATAGTGTGTCCTAATCTATCTGGGCCTTCATTACGATGGGCTTTAAATAATGGGTCTTTATCCATCATTTCTAAACACCAATCCCAAGTTCCATCTGTTGAGGCGTCATCAGCAACACAAATTTCTACTTCATGTTCTCCTTGGTTTTTACGAATAGAATCATAAGACCATTTTAGATATTTAAGATTATTTCTTCCGGGTTGGATTAATGATATTTTCATATTTTAAATTTTGATTCGTGATAAAATTCTTTATAATTTTTTAGGGTTGTATCTGAACATAATGTATGAAATTCTTTGTCCGTATCCAACCTTTTTAATAATTTTCTCGCTGTTTTTAAATCTCCATCATCTACACTTAATTCAGGATGTAATATTCTTTGAGTATCTAACCCCTTATATCCTATACAAGGTATACCTAAATAAGAACAATTTAAAGCAAATGTACCCGCAGCATGAGTTCTCATCATATGTACTCCTATTTTTCTTTTACTAAGTTCTGATATCCATTCATTCCATTCTAGGTATGGGAGTTGGGTTATACCTAATTGTTCTTCACCATTACTTCTTCTACCCATTTGAGGTGAATATATTTCATTTGTTATACTACTAGCTAACATAAAGGAATCAAAACCACCATACCAACTTTTGAAATTTCCACCTACCATAACCCCAGAACGTTCGTTTAAAGGTGTTATGTTTTTAATAGGATCTTCAATCATTAAAGAGGGTAATAATTTTATATTATTATGGTTAGTTAAACCTTTAAAATATTCAACATCAACCTGGTTATGTGCAAATATTATATCAGCATCCATTAGATTATTAAAATAAGTTATTTGTTTAGATAAGTCATAATCTTGGAAATACCAAAATGGTCCTTCTTGCATTATACCTACTTTATTACAAAAACGTTTAATGGTAGACATTTCAACATTATCAGGGGTATTTTTAGGAGTGATTATTATACCTAAATCATATTCTTCTTTTGGGGATTGATTTAAATTATAATGGTCTGCATTTAAAGCAACCATCCAAGCAAATTCTGTCCTCATATTACTATGATTTCTTGGAATTTTTCCATTAAATCCCATTTCTGTAAAAAATGCTACTTTCATAATTCGGATATTGTTAAAGGGGTTATTGGGAAATTATTAAACAAATGGTCTAAACTTAACTTAAGTTGCTCATAGTTAGATTGGGTCCATTCATTTTTATTCCAAGATCCATATATATGAGATTGAAACATTATATTATCATCATGTGATTTAATATCAGTTTCATGAATTCCATCTGCACCAAATATCATTTTTAGATCCCATTTAAAATTTTGATTATGTTCGTAATGTAAAGCGGCCCACTCAAATTCCTTAGATAAATGTTGGACACAGTAGGGTTGACATAACCACCCAGGATTTCTCCATCCTTTAGGTTTATATTCTACCTTTTCCCATTCCCCCATCATTAATTTAATTCTTTCAATACATTGTTGTTCATTTATATCAACAAATTCCATCTCCCCAAACTTATTTTTATCACTTGTATTGTGATAATGACCATGAGCTGATAGTTCAAACATTCCTGTTTCTTCTAATTCTTTAACCCATTTTTTATTTTGGGATATAGGGGCATTATTGTGGTGATTTGAAGGGATAAATAAATTATATTTAACTCCATAGGTTTCATGTAAATCCCTCATCCAAACCTCAGTTTTTTCACCTAGAATACGCCAATTTTTTTTAGGGTTTACATCATCTATTGATATAGTTAATTTCATTATTTATACATTTTAATTAAACCCAATTTTTCATATTCTTTAAATACTTGTTCTTCATGATTAAAAGAATGACTTTGACCTAATTTCCAATTATCAGCATCTCCTACTTCTTCCCAATAATGGATCCTAGACCTATCTTCTTGGTAATGAGTAAAACCATAACATGATATATTATTAGTAAATAAATTTAAAAAAGATATCCCAACTAAACCACAAGTGGCTTCTGTATCTTTTACTAATGAATTACAATATTGTGTAAAAGGTGGATTAACAAATAAAACTTTGTTTTGTGGGGTATTTTTTATCATCCCCATCATCATTTCTCTTTCGTTCCACGATTTTACTATTAGTAATTCACCATTAAGGTTAGAAACATAATTAGGATCGTTTTTTTTAAATCTTTGGGGATCAGAGGTTCCAGCGAAAGCATGACCATTAAAAAACCTAATGTCCGTTCTAGAACCTACATTTTTTTCAAAACCTTTAACTCTAGCTACATTAAACCTTACTATATAATCATGTTTATCAATTTCTTCCCCATATTCTTTATCTAATAATATCCCACTACTACCTACAACCGCTATTTTTTTATCTTTAAGATCTAATAAAAGGGAAGGGTTATAGTTTAGGACTAAATTATGTTCTTCATTATTGATTTTTACTTTCATTTATTTAAATTTTCTATTACTTTCCAATCATCTAAAGAGTCTATTTCATAATATGTTTTTTCATCCATTTCATAACACCCTATATTTCCACTTAACCTATTTTTATTTTCAAGTATATTAGAACTATGGTTTATATAAAATGCTCCATTTTCAACTAAATACCCATCCCAATCTTGTCTTCTAGGTCTATTATTATAGTTATAATTTAAGGATTTTCCTTTACTATCCCAAATAAATCTCTTTTGTTTAACAACAGATAAAACACTATCATAACTGGAATAAAATTCAATAGCCTCATTAAAATCTTTATAACTAGTTAAAGGTGAAGTTGCCTGGGCTAATATTATATCTTCATTTAAGTAGAGGTTTTCTATAACTTCAATTAGTACATCTTCAGTTGATGATATATCTTTTGAGTTATTAGAATCCCTTTGATATATTACTACTTTACTTAAGTTAAATGATGAAATTAAATCTACATATTCAATATCAGTTGCTACAACTATTTTATATACACTAGAATTTTGTAAGGAATTTAATACCCACCAAACTAGAGGTTTACCATTTAATAATTTTATATTTTTATTAGGTATACCTTTAGACCCAGAACGAATTGGAACAATTGCTACCATTAACCTCTTAGTGATTTTCTTTTACTTAATTCACTTTTTAGGAGTTGTCTTTGGGAATTTCCCCCAAGTGATTTTTCTATATCTCTTATCCCTTTTACTAATTTAATGAGACCAGCAGGTTCTACTGATGCTACTTGATCTGATCCCCACATTGTTCTATCTAAAGTAATATGACGTTCAATCCAGGTAACACCCATAGGGATAGTGGCAAACGTAGTTACTAAACCATACTCATGACCACTATATCCTACTTCTTTACCGTGTTTTTTTAACCAATGAATATACTCTAAATTTAATTCTTCAATAGGAGAGGGATATGTTGAGTTAGTATGCATTATTACATCAGGGTTACTATATTCGATTGCTTTCTCAATCTCTTCTTCAGTAGACATACCCGTTGATATAATTAGATAATCAAATTTACTTCTAGCATATTCTACTAAATTTTTATTAGTAATTAATGCAGATGGTATTTTTGAAATATTATTATATTGAGACATAAAGTCTACTGAATCTTTATCCCATACTGAAGCAAACCATCCAATTCCTTTTTCTTTACAATAACGATCTATTTCGTCATACTCTTCTTTGTTAAACTCTACTTTGTATTTATAATCTAAATAAGTCATATCCCCCCAAGGAGTAGATTTTGGTTTAGATTTCTGTTCTTCAGGAACACAAACATCAGGATTACGTTTTTGGAATTTGACATAATCACATCCTGATAGAACTGCGGCATCTATAATTTTTTTACATAAATCTAAATCACCATTATGATTTATCCCTATTTCTCCTATTATTTTTACTTTCATCTTTTGTATATTAAGTGTACTGTATTATTTCTAAGATAATACATTTCTTCGTTCCATCCTAGTTTATTTGCTATTTTATTTATAATTTCTCTCCATTCTTCAGGGTCTTTTAAATTACAATGTAATTCTTCCCCAAAGTGTACACTACTTTCTAAAGCAATAGCATGACATACAAAATTTTTAGATACTCTAAAGGATTCATGAATGGCTTCGCTTTCAATTTCAAGAGGAATGTGTTCCATCCCATCTAAAAAATAAACTAAATCAAATTGGTTATCTTTAAATGGTAGTTGATGACAACTTCCTACAACCGTAGTATAGGCTTTATCTACTTTTTTTGTTGCACTTTCACTTATATCTATACCTGTAGGAGTGCAACCTAAATAATCTACATAATCCATTATTGTTCCACCTCCACAAGCTATATCTAAACAAATATCAGATTGTTTAACAATCTCATTAAAACGTTTTGAAAAATCATATGATTCATTTTTCAAATCATTTACTTGTCTTAACCCTAAACCATAATCAAAGGTTCTTGAATGAACACCTTCATATTTTAATTTTTCTTGGTTTACTTTATCCATTATTTATATGTGTTATAAAATTTAATAATTGTTCTTCTGATTTTATATCTGCTGTAGGTTCTGTAGGATGATTCCAAGGGACATCTAAATAATGAGCGGGAAGTCTATTTGATAAGTTATCACAGTTAATTAATTCCCCATCAAATTTATAACCATTTTTAGAATATAATTTTTCAAAGTAAGGAACTAATTTTTCTTCGGCATATCTTTCACTTAATAATTTTTCATATTTATCTTTTCTAGTTGGATGATATTCATAGGATTCAATTGCTTCTTCTAATGCTAAATTTACTGAATTATAATCATTAAAAGGTGTACTATTTTTTTCGGTTAAATAATCTACCATAGGACCTTGATGGTCTTTATAATATACTATATCACACCCACAGAGTAAAGCTTCATGTGTTACTCTACATCCACCTTCTGATTTTGATCCTATATATAATACTTTAGAATTATTATAAAACCAATTTATAGTTTGAGGTGAAATACCTAAAAAACCTAATTCACTGGATATTCTTAATAAAGTTATGTTTTTTCTTTCTTCATAATTAAACATTTCTTCATATTTTTTTACAATATCAGTATCAAAATGTTCAACTGTTTCATTTTCTGCTTTAGGAATTACTATTAAAGTTTTATAATACTTGCCTTCATCATATAATTTTCTTAACCCCTGTAGTAAAGAGGGAACATTCTTCCATTTAACTGCTCTACTAACACATATAATATCATAAAATTTATCTTTTAACCCTAAATCTTTGTAATCATCAGTTAAGAAATTTCTATCCATTAACTCAATTTTTAAAGTGTTACCATTATCTGGGAAGTCTAAAACTGAGGGGTTTGCGAATGTAAAATCTACAATATTAGGCATATTTGGGATATTACCAAAATATATACCTTGATTCCATCCTAAATAAAAATATTGTTTTAAATCAATTAGGGTTTGTTGTGCATTTTTTAATAGCCAAGGCCATTCTTTATGGGTAAATACAATAATCCCTTTATTATTCTCTGTTGGTTTTTTAAATATATGAGCCATTATATATAGTTTTTACCCCAATCATTTTTGCTAATAGCTATTCTTTGGGGATGATTTTCAAAATAATAATTAGTATAGGTGTAGCGTGTACCATCTTGTATATTAGCTCCTCTATGAATATAAGAGGTATCAGTAAATATTACTGTTCCTTTTTTGCCTATTACTTTAAAGGGTTCTAAATTATTACTACTACAAAACTCTTCTATAACTTCATCTTCATATCTTGTAGCTTTACCAATCCCATCTCTAGTAGATAAATCAAATTGGTTAGATGAAGGGAGGAATAAATAAGGACCATCTTTATCTTCAACATCTGATAAATACACAATGGTTTTTATTTGTTTCATTCTATTATCCCGATGCCATCCACCCCCACTATTAATAGTTTGGTTAGTTTGAGACTGAACTTTACCTCCTAAAACAAAATGGCTAACTAAAGGATAACCATAATATTCACTTCCTATCTCTAATAATAAAGAATCATTAGCAAAAGTTTTAGCTGTGTCATAATGATTTTCCATTTTAAATAATCTTTTATCACCAGAAGTTCCTTCTTTAGACTCGGATTGAATTTTAGATTTGAATTTTATTAAACCCTCTTCTATATCTTTTACTGCCTGGTCGCAAAATTCGGGTGTGAAATAATCTTCTATTACACATATTCCTACATTATTTAAGTTATCTATTATTTGTTCTTTCATATTTCTTCAATTCTTTTTGTTTTATCACAAATTAATAAATCATATGGGGGTTTTTCTCCTACACTTAAATGATGGTATTTACAACCCCATTCTTCTATTTGGTTTTTAGTGATTTCATACCAATCAATCCCCGTTAGTGATCCTCTAGCTGTATAATATGTAATTGTATTTCCTTCTGAATATAGCTTATTTATTTTATCTATATTAATTTGAATAGGTCTAGCTAAATTATATTTCATTTTCTCACAACCATACTCATAATCACAAATGGTATCATCAATATCTACATATACATTCATAAAGTATCGTAATAATTATTTTGTTTTTCCTGGCGATCAATTGTTTTGGGATGGTATAAAGATAATTGTTCAGTTGGGGGAATAGGAGCATATGTTTTAAAACCTTCTAAAACCTCATGTACTTTATTTTTCCATTTAATTTCAGGTTTATTTTTCCATATACGCCATTGGTAATCAGGATAATTTACCCAACCCTTATCATCTACATTCCATCCCCACTTTTTAATATGTTCATCAGTTAATCCCTCAACTGTATTTACTCTAGGAACTAAATATACTTCATTATCAGGGTTATTACCTAATATTTCTGGAAGGTAGCCTAGTAATACTTGGTGAGGCATTTCATCTGCATCTATTTGAAAAATATAATCTCCTGAACAATAACCAGTTAATTGGTTTTTCCAATTTGCAAAATGCCCATCAAACTTACCTGAATGAAATTGTATTGTTGGGTTTTTTAGTAGGTTGCTTTTTATGATTGGATCTCCGTTAGTTTCGTCATACAGTACCACTACCTCATCCTGTTCTCTTTTATGAGTGTTTAGGAATGAGAGTAGCTTTTGTATTTCAAGGATCTCATTACATACTGTAATTGCATAACTTATTTTCATATCTATTCTGGTAATACTCCAATATACGAAAGTGCTCCAATAAAATCACGTTCTATAAAATGTTTTATTGTAGACATATCGGGTCTGAATTTTTTATTTTGGTATTTTTCTGATTCCTCAGGAGATACGGGAACAGCTTTAACTGCCCCCCACTTCCAATTATTTCGAGAATTACCATCAGCAAATATCATTCCTTTGTCCTCTACATTAATAGTTGAGGGCATCCATATTTTTCCTGTTTCTTCTTCTTCATCTAATAAAGATTTATAAAGTTCAGGTAAAACTTCCATTTGTTCCTCAAGAAATTTGCTACCAGGTTTTAATAAAGAATTAGATATGAACCCACACCCATAGCACATTTCTAATGTAATATCTTTAGTCACTTCTTGTTTATAACAGGCATCAGATCCACATCTCGTACATTGTATTAATTCATCAAAATTCATATTATTTTGTTTTTGTAAGTTTTGGTAAAGTTAATTTAGGTAATTCTATCTTTGGTTGAGTTTTCTTTAATGTAGGTAAACTTAAAGATACTTGCTTTGGAAAATCAGGAATATTTGAATTTAAAACATTACCAACCAATTCCTTCATTTTCTTATAACTAAAATTAGATTTGGAATAATTTAGCTGTTGTTTTGATTTTGTTTTAAAACTAGAGTATTTTTTAAAGACATCAGTAAACGATTGACCTACATGAGGGGTACTTACTTTAAACCACTGAGATTCTGGGATTAACCAATCATTAGCTGCGCTTTTATGAACATTTTCTAATTCCCCAGGAAGTAAAGTAGTGAAATTCTTATGTAAAAAGTCAGTATGTCCTGAGAAATTAGTTGCTATAATAGGTTTTCCTGTTAAACTAAATTCAAGTAATGGTCTACCATATCCCTCCCCTTTAGTTAAGGATACCATAGCTTTTACTTTTGAATTGTTATATAAACCATTTATATCTTCATCACTAAAAGACCCATTAATAAGATATATATTTGGTAAATCATCAGAATTGACACTTTCTCTAATATCTTTAATCCTTTTTAATATTATATCTTTACTTATATGGGATTCTACTCCCACAGAAGTTTTCATTATTAACCCAGGTTTTTGTTTTTTATTTTTAAAGGTTTCATAAAAAGCCTTAACCATTAACCCTACATTTTTTCTGTCATGACCCATTTCACCACTCATCCAATGTCCTACAAATAAATAATTGAAGTTTTCTTTTACATTATCTAAATTAATTAAACTTTTTTGTTTTAAGGGTTTATATACATCTAAATTAACACCTTCAAATATAACATGCACGGGTTTTTGGAGTTGAATTGTACCAACAGTTTGACCTGTTTGGTTGTTTTTTCTTTCATATCTCATACCTTCAAAAACGTTTTTAGAATGTTTTGAAGAAACCCAATTCATATCCATTCTATTTAAACCCTCGACCCATTCTGCTTTACAAGCAGTAGACTCAATCCCTGCGGTACACCCTATATTGTATTTTCCTACAGGTTGAAATTCATTCGGGATGGTTATCTGCATCCAAATATCAGGTTTTGTTTTATTCCATTCTGAGGGTGCTAAGTGTTTTATTAAAAATTCCCATTCCGGGTTTTCTTTACAAAAACCCCAGGCTGTTGACCCCCATCTTTGTGGTAAAAGTTGGACTTCATATTTATTTAATTCAATTATGGCTTTAATTATATCTCGGGATCGACTTCCATACCCACTATAAGTGTCGAATGGGGATGATATTACAAATCTTGGTTTACTCATTAGTATTCTATTTTATGATTTAAAAATTTACCTTTATATTCATTTGCATTGACAACTTCATATGTATCTCGTGGTTTCCAACTACTAAATAAATCATTAAAGGCTTCTATAACTCTATCAGCTTGATGTTTAATTGTAAATCCAGCTTCTTCTGAAATAGCCCATTCTCTACCTTTTAAACCTAAAGCTTGTCTTTCTTCTTTAGATAAATTATAGACTTTTTTGATTTGATCACAAGCATCTTCCCATTTACATCTATCATCAAATATATAAGGTGTCATAGGTGATCCTTGGATTGATCTACTAGATGGATATACCGGGAAAGCCCATTCTCCATGTTTATCAAATGTTTTTTTATGATTAGAAGGAATATCAGCATCTGGTGTGTACCATTCTCCTTTACTATCTTCGAATCTCATTTGATCTTGCATACCTCCTGTTACATTAGCAATAACTGGAGTACCTGAAAGTAATGCTTCTGTTACAGATAATCCCCAACCTTCATTTGATGTAAGTAATATTTGTGCATCTGCTATATTATACAAATAATTAAGTTGTGGTTGTGTTAATTTTGATGTTGAAAATATAACATTTTCTTTATAATTTTCATTAAATAGGTATTCTTTTACAGCTTTTAAATCAGTACCCGCTTCGGTAATTAATTCGGTGTGTAATACTATAAAACAATTTTTAGCTTTTTCTTTTGGGAGAGAATCTAAAAAGGATCTAAATGCTAATAAAGTATCAGGAATTTGTTTTCTTCTAATATTTCTGGAATTGAAAAAGAGAACAAACTCTGGGGTTCTATTTTGGAAAATTAATTTTTTAAAATTTTTAAATTCTGGATCCTTAGGGTTTATTGGGAAGAAAATATCTGAGTCTAATCCATGAGGGATATACTTAAATATTTTATTTTTACCTTTATCTCCTAATACTAGCTTATTAATATTAACTGTCTGTTTAGAAATACCCATTAATAGATCACAAGCTTCATAATAAGGTTGGTTGTACATAGGAGTAGGATAATCATCCCAAATATTTAAATAAGTAATAGGTATTTTTCTACGGATCTCATTCTCCATATTAAATAACCAAATAAAATATCTAGGATCAGTAAATAACATTATAGCATCTGGTTTTTCTATATCTATTATTTGTCTTACTGATTCTGGGGTTCCATACCCATTTTGGGGGTATAATATTACTGATGAGTCTTTTAATTTTAGCTGTTCATCAACACTTTTAGATAAGTCTATTCTTTTACCCTTATCAGGATGTTTAATAGCTCCTGCCATTTGAACCCAATTAAAATGATGTGAAGTATGAAGTACTATTTCTTTTGCTACTGTAGCAACTCCAGAATGTACTCTAATATCATCACAAACTAATAATATTTTTTTCCTTTGTTCTTTAGGTAAATATTCAAAATTTTTATTCATCATCTTTTATTTCAAGATTAATTTGGTTAGTAATTTGTTTACGAAAGTCTTCATTTGTAAGATATAGATAGATAGCTCTATCAGCAAGTTTTTGGAATGAAAACTTACGTTTTACACATTCAATTTTAAAATTCTCGAATAAGTCACTTTTGATTTTTACACTAGTGAGTGTCATGTCTTTATTAGCCATAGTCTTTATTTATTAAAACATTATTTTATTATATATACGTATGCGTGAATCTATGAAAAATGTTCACCGGCGCCACACAATTCTTTATCTTTATTATAAGGGCAAAAATTACAATTCCATTTAGAAGGGGATTTAGGGTAATTTGCTTCTTTTATTTTACCACTTGAATTAAAACATTCATTGATAAAATCATTAATAGCCATTTTAGCTCTACCTAATTTGATTTTACCACTAGGTGGGACAAATTGTTGTACCCTATAAGATTGATATGGGGACATAAGTTTTTCATCATCAGCATCTAATACTTTTCTTTTAAGAATAAAAAACTCAATTTCAATTTTATCTAAAGGTATACCATACTGTTCTGAAAAGTATTGTTTATAAAGTAAAAGTTGGAATTGTTTGTTTTCATCCTTTTTGGCATAATCATTCCACCCGCTAGTACTGGTTTTAATGTCGATTATTTTAAATGTCTCTGTTGCTTCATGGTATGTTACAACATCAAGGTACCCCATGTATAACACGTTATTTAACATTTTATTTGGTGCTATTACAATAGGTATTTCACAACCAACTAAATAGGTACCTTTTTTGCTAAAATACCTACTACGTTTTTTCTTAAACCATTCTAAAATAGCAACCCCATCCTCGAAAAATTCCCTCATTTCAACCGCATCCGAGAAGTGTTCTGAGTTGTTGGATTTGTATTGTTTTTGGTATTCACCTATATAAGCTTCTTGAAAATACTCCTGTATATCTATTTCCCTATCAGCGGCCGCAAATGATTTTTCATATGCTACATCTAAATAATGTTGCATAGCTTCATGGATTGCGGTTCCAAATACAGTATGAATAGAAGATGTAAATCGTTTAATTTTATCTTTATACTGTAATTTCCAACGGTGAGGACATCCCCTGAATATAGACATTTGAGAATATGATATATTCTTTTGATATGCATAATTAACAGGTGAAGGTGGATTGTTCCTTATTTCCTTTACTATTTTAGGTAGTTTTTTTGCCAAACTATTTTTTCCATTTATCTCGACCTACTAAAAGACCTATTATACCATAATTGGCAATATCAATAAAAGTATCTTCCATACCTTCACCTTCAACAAATGACCTACCATTAACTAGTAGATTTTTTAAACGTGATATTTTATCAGTTAATCTAATACATAACCCAGTTAGTGAAAATTGTTTATCATCGCTATTATTAACGATATCTCCACCTAAAGCAATGTTATTTAAACCATAGTCCATATGTTTACGAGCAAACATTTCATACTGTTCCTCTTGGATTTTCGAGAATTCTTCTGATAATTCAGGGTATTGTTCTTCAAAATGTAAAATTACATCTATCTCTTTTGTTTTACCATTTTTGGAATTCATAATTTCTCTATCGCTCATAACTTTTTCTATTTCTAGGGCATTAGAACCAAAATGTCCCATCCCGTTTATTTTTTGTTCTAGCTTATCAAAGTAAGCATTTACACTACTACTCATTTAATAATCCTTTAGTGTCAAAGTATTTATCTAACGCTGATAGTCTATCATCAGCATCTACTAACATAATAAGTGCTTCTTCAGCATTCTTATAAAAGTCTCCGGTTGAATGGTCTCCTATTCCAACTGCTTTGTTGCCTAGTAATTCTAAGGATAATAGGGCTTTTGCTTTATCCGCTTGTGCGGATGTACGTAACATATCTATTAATTTTTTCATTTTAAAATTTTAGTTATTTCTTTTTTTTCTAATCCTCTGTTGGTTAATATACAACGAATCTCTGGGGTAGCCAATATATTTATATATTCTTTTGATTCCTTAAGGGAACATTGGAAGTGTTCTTTAATATGGACTGTCAAATCTTTATTAGGTTGTTTTACTTTAGATTTAACATATTTACTCCATTTATTATTTTTAGGAATAAATTCCCTATATATGTTGTAAATCATTCTTTTTTCCTGTGGAGGGAAATCTTGGACATAATTTACAATTTCTAAATAATCAGGATTCATAGATAAAAACCTATGTATCATATAACTGTTCCAAACCTCCCAATCTTTATCTGTAAAAGATTCAACTGGGGGTTTAGTGTTGTTAATTGCTTTTAACCAATCAAAGATGTTTTTCATTTAGCAAAGTTCGTCTTCTAATTCCTTTCTTAAATCTCTTGGAACTGAATCTTTTAAGATTTTTTTAGTAGATGGATCATAAAAAATTGGAATTGGGAGTAATGCATCTTCTTCTGATCCTGTTACAAATTTAGATACCTTACGTAAAATTACTCCTTGTTGGAATACACTTCCACCATCAAAATTTTTTACTTCGGTGGTGTTTTTCAAATCAATGGGTGGCATTTGTGCCTCTGGTTGTTGCATAATTATTTATTATTTAGTATTTGTTGGATTAACGACATTATATTTATTTCCTTGTCGATTCGGAAATTTGCTTTATATTGATGTTCATTTATTAAAATAGCGGCTGTGCCTTCTTTATTTTGTAAATATTCAGATGCACGTTCGTATAATGATTTAAATAACTCATCAAAATCATCTATGTTAGCATCTGCTATAATTTGGCGTATATCACTATAACAATCTATTTTATTATGTTTAGATCCCTCTGATAAAGCATTAATTACTTTATCTATATAATTAGATGATACTAATATGGATTGATCTAAATTTAACATACTATCTTGAGTAGATAGTTGAATAGTATTAATACATTTTCTTAAATCAGGATAATGTTGCATTACAATAGCCCCTAATTCATTCATTTCAAATCCTATACCTTCTTGATCCATAATCCAAGCTAAATGTTTAGCAACATCTTTTTTAGTTGGAGGAACAATTTTAAGTACTTGACATCTAGATTGTAAAGGATCAATAATACGCTCTACAAAATTACAAGTCATAATAAACCTTGTCGTACGCGAGAAAGTTTCAATAATATTACGGAGTGAAGCCTGCGCCTGTATAGTAAGAAAATCAGCTTCATCCAAAATGACCACTTTAAGTGGTTTAAAAGAAGCAACGCTCGCAAATCCTTGTACTTTATCACGAATCGTTTCAATACCTCGTTCATCAGAGGCATTAATATAAAGATGATCGCAATCAAGATTTTGAACACAAAGTTTTGCCAAAGTAGTTTTTCCTGTACCAGCGGGTCCATAAAATATTAAATTTAAAATATCATTCTGTTCTAAATATTTAGATATTGATTTTTTAATATTTTCATTACCCACATAATTCTCTAATTTAGATGGTCTATATTTTTCTACTAATAAACTATTCTCCGTACTCGCCATATATTGAATATTTCTTTTCTGGTTCTGGTATTACTTCTGTTTCTGTTGAATCAATTGCGTATAAATTGCTCTTTAATGGTTCTAATTTATAACTACCTTTAAAACCTGTTTTAACCATATATGCTTCTAAACAATCAGTTAATGTTTTATGTATAGGACCATCAGGTTCATTTGCAACTAATCTCCATTTATCGCCCGGAGGAACTCTCCGAGCGATTAGGATATTTTTTTCTTCAATCTTTATAGCCATAATATACGAAACTATTTTG